CAAGGAAAGACTCGTGTCTTTTCTGTTGGACAAATGGATTTTTGCTTATTATTTAGAAAGTATTTCCTTGGTTTTAATGGCCATGTTATGAGTAATCGTATTAGCAATGAAATTGCTGTGGGAGTTAACCCATATAGTTATGAGTGGAACCATCTCGGAGTGTATCTTAATAGAGTAGGAAATAAAGTCATTGCAGGTGATTTCGCAAATTATGATGGTACACTTAATCCCCAAATTATGTATGCCTGTTTAGATATTATTAATGATTGGTATGATGATGGAGAAGAGAATAAACTTGTTCGAAGAGTGTTGTTTGAGGATTTGGTAGCTTCTATCCATTTGTGTGGAGAAGTTGTGTACCAATGGACTCACTCACAACCTTCGGGCAACCCTTTAACTACGATTCTAAATTCTATGTACAATTCGATTTCGATGCGAGTAGTGTATCAGTTGTTAAATTTGGAAATTAGTCAATTTAATCGGAATGTTAGTATGATATCATATGGCGATGACAATGTAGTTAATATTAGTGATGCTATTATTGAGGAATTTAATCAAAGTAAGATTTCAGAAGGTTATGAGAAGATAGGTATGCGATATACGGATGAGTCTAAAGGCGCTCATGCGGTTAAAGATTTTAGAAACTTGAGTCAGGTAGAATTTTTGAAACGTTCTTTTAGACTTTGTCGTGGTACGTATTATGCTCCACTAGAGTTGCGTGTGATATTGGAAATGATGTATTGGGTGAAAGGAGACTTGAATCATGAAGAACTATGCTTGACCAATTGCGAGACAGCAATTCGAGAGTTGAGCTTACATCCCAAAGAAGTTTTCACTGAGTGGACCAAGCGCATTATGAATGCGACTCGATCGGTCAATATCTATCCCACGTTATTTAGCTATGAGCATACACAGCACATTACAAGTTTATCAGATTTATTTGGAAATATGAATTTTATTAAGAATGATAATTATGATGGATGCGCAGAAATTAAGGCCCAAGTTTTGGATACGGATAATGGAACGAACA